AGTTTTCTGGCCATAAGTTAGTTAGATCCTTTGCTTTGTTCATCTGAAGTAAGATACGTCCACCCTGGGAAATCGTTTTCAATTTCTTGATACTCATAGGTAAACGGTGCGCCAATAGCTCCCGTGTACCTGGTGTACGAAAGATACGCGCCGTTAGTAAGACGAACGATGACTCTTTCTTGTTTTTCATTGTTCAGGTCTTTGACTGCAACAATGACCGCGTTTTCATCTACTGGCGGAGCGTATTCTTTTGCCCGTCCTGATGGATCTTCATTTAGCCAGTCTTTGTACTTTTTCGCGCCACCAAAATCTTCTCCAAACCTGGTTTTAAGATTTTCATCTAGTTTTGTTTGGAACTTCTTAACTGCGCCTTCTTTTTCCATAACTACACCTTGACCGCCAACTGTCACAACTTCGTCAACAGACCTTCCGTTTATTTCAGTTATTCCGCGGTTCTTGAGTTCTTCAATCAAAAATGGAACTACTCTTGTGTGAACAACGATGTCTTTTAGCATATCAGTGCTAACTCTGTCCTTGAACATCAGCTCATAGCCGCCAGGAGCAGCGTTCTTAAGATTGTCGTTTTCTTCAGATCTAGCGCCATAAGTATCGACGTAGTTGGCATAGAAATCAAGTCGCGTGAACAGATCAACCGCGTCAAATGTCACTGTAGCGTCACTGGCGTCACTGACGCCGTAGCCGATACTTGAGGTTACAGTCATGTCTTTAGGCGAGAAGAATACGTAGTCTGCACCGCCCGTGGCCATGTCAGTTTCTGAAGACTGACCCGAGCCGCCGACGCCTTCGGTCCATCTTGCCAACGTCGACATAAGTGCTCTGTTTGGCCCAACGATAATGTCTGCTATCTTTTTGGCCGCAAGTTCTGGGTCAGGGCGGTACCCAGCAGACACAGTTAAATTATGCTCTGCAATTTCAATTTTAGCTTCTTTTGCCAAAGCTGCTGCTTTTTCTTTAGAAACTCGCATCTCGATACGGCCATTGGCGCCAACACCAACGTAGACGTCTTCAACTCCAATACCGTATTTAGTTTTTACTTCAGAGAGAATCTCTTGTCTGACTTCTGGTCTAGCTTCATTTCTTGACGCATTTGTTTTTCCACCAAGCACGCTCATAAGCCGATTTTCAATAAGAACGCGAAAATCTTGCTCTACCGATGGGCGTGGGTCAACAACGCCAGCAATATTAAATGCTGAGCGCACGCTGTCTGGCGACACGCCGTCTGGGACATCTATGATTACATAGTTGTTTAAGGCATTAACTACTTCATCGTAGTCCTCAACGCTTCGTGAAAAGACATGGTCTGTGTAAGAGCCTTGCGCTCCACGGAAAAATTGAATTTTTACGCCGTTAGGTAGTGTTGCTTCATATGTTGTTCCGTGGCGCCAATTGTTATAAACATTTGTATCTGGCTTTAAAGCTGGGACTGCAGCATCTTTTCGACTAATCTCTTTGAGTGCTACTCCATTAGTTATTGTGTACTCGTTGCGTTTAAGATCTTGTACATCTTTATACAATTGTTCACCAGCCCAAGCTGTGAGCTTGTATCTCATTCGAGTTATTTGCTCAGACGTCTCAAGAGAGCGTAGTCTAGTTACACGAACTGACATGTCTTCTATGTCAGTCGAGTCTATCGCCGCGTAAGAACCAATAATTGCTGCATTCGGCTCGTCTGAAGCTACAAACGCAAACGCATCTGCAAGAGACGGCGTGCCAGGTATTCCTGAAGAAGTGTATGGTAACGCTTCTTCAATAATTACTGGCTCAACGCCTGGTCCAACTACTCCCTGCTGTTTATCTTTTTTACTTTTTGGAGGTTCAGGCGCTCTAGGAGCTAGAGGCATGTTGTCTGGAAACGGAACTTCAGGAGCTTTGGGAGCCCCTTTCGGGGCTTCAGCTTTTGGGAGTTCAGGTCCAGACGGTTCCGGTGCTGTAGGCGTGCCACCGCCGCCACCTTCTCCACCAACAATTTCAAGAGTCTTAGTTGACTTAATTTTTTCCTTGCTACCGTCTGTTGGCTTGACGTAGACGTAGTTCCAGTTAGATGGATCATAGCGATGAACAACGTACGTCACACCGTCTTTAGACTTAACTGTCATTCCTGGTTTTACCAGTGTGACTTTGTCTTTTGAAAGTCCTAGTCCGCTACCAGGCGGTGGAAGATCTTTGTCGATGACGACAACAGGATCGTAGATCGTGCCATCTAAGTTCTTGATTATATGATCAATCGCTTCAGCTGTGGCTTCTTTTGCAACTGGCTCACCGCCGCTTGCTGAAATTTCATCACGAAGAGCGGCGAGTTCAGCTGCTGCCTCTTCACGAGTTATTTCACCGGCGTCGTAGCGCTCGCGAATATCTTCAATCTTTGCACGAGTCTTCTTGTACTTAGACTTATCACTGCCTTCAAGACCCCAGTCGCTAGAAAGATACGTTTCAATATCGTCAAAGATGACGTCAAACGCATTGCTAACTTCTTCATCGCTTGGTAGTTGCCGTACTTTTGGCTCAGCAAGTTCAGCGTCTGTCGGTGTTGCTTCTGCGATTAGCTCGTTTACAGAAGGCAGATCGCATGGATTAGTTGCTGCAGACGTTAGTCCGCCTTCGCAATTCCAACCTTTAGCGATTGCTTTGTCCATCGCAAAACGAGCAAGTTCATCTTTAAATGCTTCGATAGACTCAGGACTCTTGTCTGCTGGAGCTGTCGGCCGCTGAGCAACTTCTGGCATATTTAGTACAGAGTCTTCAATGTCAAATCTGTCTAGAACGTCAGCACGACGCTTCTTTAACCGATCTTTGAGACCTTCAGCCATGCCAGGATCTGTGACGATTGAATCAACTATTTGATCAATTCTTTGAGGAGTGATGTCCAGCAGTTTTTGAGCTGACGCTTTGCGCTGTTCTTCAGTCATTCCACCAAAGACTCTAGATGCTGATGGGTTGATGTCCGGATCTGTAAGAGTATCAATCTCGCCTACGCTGTCGCCAAACATGTCGCCTTTTTCAGCGCCACGAGCACGGAACAGCAGTGCGCCACCCGGATCTACACGAAGAGGATTTCCATCGTTATCTACAACTATGTTGTCGTACACGAGGCCAGCGACATCGTAGTTACCGAGCCACGCGTCAATTGCAAAATCTTCGCGGATCTTATCAATGAACTCACCGTCATTTAGTCGATCAGCAAGAGTTTCACCAGTTGTTGAAACAATAGGTGACACTGTACGTGGTGCGCCGTCTGCTTCACCTACGCGAACGTCTACAGCGTTTACGCCTAGTTCTTTGTAGAATGCAGACGCAAGAGCTTCGTTCTCTGCGTGCTTGAGAGACTTAGATTCTTTTACGTAGTAGATGTCACCATCTGGGTCTTCGTACGTTCCGCCGAGGTTTGAACCGAGTTGCGGTCCAACTTTGTCCCAGCTTGCGACGTTTGGCTTGGCTGGTGTGTCAACTGCTGCGTCGTCACCTGGTCCAAAAATATCTGAGTCAGCTGCACCACCGTCAGCGTCAACGCCAGAAGCTGAAACTTGGCGCAAACTCACGACAGTCAAGTCTGTTCGTCCACCCATTTCAACTCTGCGAGTGCTGTCTACTTCGTAATTACCCCAAGCAATATGCTCTGCTTCTCCTGAAAACCAAGACACAGACGCGAACGAGATTGAAGTACCCTCATTTGGCTGTATCTCAAACACAATATGCGTTGTCTCGCTGTTTGGAGGATACTTCAGCAGCGACACGATATCCTCAGCTGCTTCATCTTTAGTTGTAAATGAGCGAGCGTCAATAGGCAGAACTACGCCAGGAGTTAGGTACTGCTGAAGTGCCGGGTCATCTTTTCTCACGTCGATGTAACGATGAAGGCGAACATCATTCTTTTCAGCGGACGCGGCCATCAAACGGAAAAACGCTCCAGCTGAAGATTGATCTGAGAATATGTCAGCATCTCCGTCAGAGATAGCTTCTTTTCCTGTAGTCCACTCCGGGTACCCGCCGTACTCACTAATCAGCCTGTCGTACTCTGCTAGCGCGACTTCTTCATCTCCGCCGCTTTGACGTTTAACAGACTCATAGACTGCGCGACGGAAGCCGCTAGTGCTTTGTACTGGTCGCTTGTCGTCCATATCGTTTGTTGATCCACCGTCGATACTCATCAGCATTCCCCAGAAACCTCTAAAAGCTTCTCGTTCATCAGCTGAGTCACTAAACGACCACGGCATATAGCTGTCTAATACATTTCCAAGATTTTCAGCGCTGTACTCGTTTAAGTTTGGATCATTTTGACGGTTAATAAGATCGTCTGCAACTTCTTTAATGCTTGGATTCTTTTCTTCATTCTTCGCAGCGTCTGTCATCTGCGCCACAGCAAGCGCTGCGCGTTGCGGAGTTGCTAGCTCGCCATTACGCTTGATCGCTTGCTTGATTTCCCAATCGCGTGCAGTATTGATGTCAGCCGGGTTAAAGTCTTCTCCACCGATCTTGTCAAGGTCGTCTCGCTGCATAGTGATGCGCTCAACGTTTGTTTCACTGCCTTCAGGTAACGCGGAGTCGTAGATGCCAGCGACAACAATGTCGGAGTCGATTCCAGCAAAATCAAGTGATTCATACAAAGCTTCTGCTGGAACTGCTTCATCGCCACCGTCAAATGGCAAATAGCCAAGTCCGATCGCAACGTCACCATCGCTAGACGGTACCAACGCTTGACGAAGAGCTTTCTGTAGATTTTCTGCAGTAAAACTATTCGCTAAAATCTGAGGATCATCAGTGTAGTCTGTGCTGTCTTGGTCTACACGTCCGCGTGGGTTGTATTGCTCGAACACATTTAGTTTGTACGAATCGTCAGAAGTGATAAACGTTTCATCGAACAATGATTGATCTACTGGATCGTTAGTCTCAGGCGTACTAGGAGCTTTTTCTGCAGTAAGGTACGGCACTGCTCCTTCTTCACTGGCTAACTTTCTAATAGATTTCTCGGCGTTGGACTTAGCTTTTTCTATAGAGAAACCACGAAGCTCGACGTTTTCTATTTGCTTTTTCAGACTGTTATAGATTTGATCGTTGTTTGGCACGTCGTCAATAGCTACGCCAAGTAGATCTAAAACTTCGCTTGCATCGACAGCTCCACTGTTATAAGAGTCGAATAACGCTTTTACTTCGCTAACTACACCGTCTAGCGCCGAAGGCTCAGCAGCGACTTCAAGTTCTGCACGCCTACCACTAAAATCAATAGTTGGAAGAGAGAGATACTCATCAACTGCTTCCTTGAGCACAGAACCGGCGTCTTGCATGTCTGCATTAGTCGCGTTAGAGAGAAGTTCTGCCATTTCTCCAAGGTCAGCGCGAGCTTGATCGAAGTAAATATCGTTAAGCTGCGAGCCCTCTGGGTCTATGTTGTCTAGCGCGTCTCTAGCAGAGTCCGACAGCTTATTGATTTTTTCAAGAATGTTCGCATCGTCGTCGTCTAAGTCATCGAGATCTGCATCATCAATGTCTGTAAGAATTCCTTCCGCTGTAAGTGCGCCTTCGTCAAGAATGTCTCGAGCAGCTTCTGGTGATGTAAACGGTGGCTCGCCTGGGCCGGCAGTTGGCAGATCAAGCTCGTCTCCCCATCTATCTACAAATGCATTAACAGCATCTTCTACAGACGTTTCGCCATTTTCTATTTGCGAAGCTTGATCGTTTAGATAATCAAGCACATCGTCTGTTAGACTATCAACGTCTACGCCTTTTTCTTCTAACGCTTCTGTTAGCTTGCTTACAATCTCTTGAGATTTGCCGTAGTCGTCTGGCTCGTCTGGACCGCCTGTAGGTGGCTTGCCTGGGGCGCCGGCTGGTGGCTCGCCCGGGCCTTCGGTTGTTCCGCCAAACGCACGCGCAATTTCTTCGTCGTCGTAGCCGAGTATGTCAGCGATTTTTGCAAAATAGTCATTTGCAATTTTTTCCATCGCCTCGTCTTGATCATCAGAATCTTCAATTTCTTTAGCCGCGTCCATTTTGTCTTGCCGCTCTTCAAAAGCGTTGACAATAGCTTTCTTTTCAGAACGATTAAACGAATCATTATCATCAATGTTTCTAATGAGGTCTTCGTACTCGTCGCCATCAATGTTGCCAATGTTGTATCCACTTGTGTTTCTTAGGAACTCGTCACGCTCGGGGCTACCAGGACCTCCGCCTGTGGGTGGCTCGCCTGGGGCGCCAGTTGGTGGCTCGCCTGGAGCGCCTTTAGTGAGTTCGTCAAACAGCTCTTCACGCTCGGAGCCTTCGCTGTCGTCTTCAAACCTAGCGTCGAATGCTCCGTCGCGCCCTGGGCCGCCAAGGAACGCATTAGCCTCTGCTGGTGTAAGACGCGGCTTATTGAACGTGACAACTATTGCATCTGCGCCTTCTAGAGTTGGTGTTGTGTCAATTTCTACGAATCCGCCAAGATCATTAGCTCTCTTAACTTGATCAGCAAAAGTCTCTAAATCATATTCGTACTCAGCAAGTGGGAACGAGATACTTACTCCGTTACCCTTTGGAATTGTGTTCGGTACAGCGAATGGTGGCTCGTCTGCTGGTGTTGACAGAGCTTCAAGATCTTGCTTGTAGTCGTCTTGATCAGCAAGAACAGCTTTTTGAACCTCGCTCCATGAGCGCATTACTTTTTTATCTTTTGCAAACGGATCAGTGTCAGTCGCTTCCATTCGTCGCACTGAGTAGCCGTAGTCAACGCCTGTGCCAGCCGCGTTAGGTCGTGCTTCGCGCTTTACTGTATAGCCGTCATCGCTTGTGTATTCAGAATAAGACGTGCGGCCCACTTGTCGCGTTTTGCCTAATTGCTTCCAACCGCTAGGAGCATCCTTGCGCGTGAGAGTTGCTGAGTCTACATAGACATCGTCCATAGCATCATCACGGTCTGGAAGTTCTTCTACAGCTTTTGTAGGAAGAACAGCTTTAACTGACTCACCCTTTGCAGATGGCATAGTGTAGACGCCGTCGTCAAGATCTTTGCTTCCAGTTACCTCGATCTCAATTGCGTCAGTACCTGAAGCGCCAACAACACGACCCGACACCGTCTTGAACAGTCCGTCAGGCAGACGTAACTTGAACGACCAGCCGCCGCCCATTTCAGCAAAACGGCCTTTGCGGTCGCGACGTTGAAGCTTGGCACGAAGACTTCTAGCAGCGTCTGAGTTTCCACCGAGACCAAGAACTGCAATGATAGGTGTCAACTGTAAATCAGCGTCGATTCTAATGTCGCGTGGAATAGCGCCTACTGGAAGTACTGATATTCGTGTAAACGCATGGCGATGTTCGACAGAACCTGGAGTCTGCGAGTACGCTGCTGCGACAAGATTTCGTAAGTTATCGTCAATTCGTGGATCAGCGGCAAGCCACTGTGCACGCGCAGCGCGTAGTGACGCTTCATTCATCGTGTGTGAACGAGTAGAAAGCGGATGCGCGACTGGCAAAAGATCTGTGTTAGACAGACGCTCTACACCAGGCTTTCCAGTTCGTGAAAGGTTTATAAATGAATTTACAGCTCGTATAGCCGCAAAAACTCGTGCAGCAGGCTTAGCACTTGAAGACGATGTTTGAAGAGATCGTGAAGCTGCTATTACAGCAGAGTACGGTGAAATCTGACGATGTGTTTGCAGCTCTGAGTTTGCACTGACGACCATATCCATGATCGCACCCTTTAGAGCTTTTTGATATGTCAATGGCAGGTCAGCAAACGCGTGACTATACTGATAGCTGCGTTTCTTTTGTTTATTGTGCTTAGTCACGTTTACCTACTTTATCTCTTCTTTGGTAACAGGTCTGAGTCAATACTGCTGTACAAGTCAACAGCAAGTCTTTTAGCTCTTATGTACGGACTTTCGTCTGCTCGCACAGCACGAACCCACGCGGCGCGAAGCGCCGGGATAATTTCGTAGCCTTGACCAGAAAATTCAGCAAAAGCTAATATCGCATCTTCTGGTGTAGCGTAATCTGCTTCATCTTTGATCTCGACGTCAAGAAGTCCAGAAGCCGTGATTGATGTCTTACTTCGTGATGATTTAGGGTGACCGCTTGGCAGAATATCGTTGTCTTGCTTGTAGTTTGGATTAGCTGGTCGTCCAGATCTTAAAAGTCGAAGATACGCGTTTACACGAGCCATTGCCCAGCGGTCTCTTGTCATGCCTGGACGATGCGAACTTGAAAATGCTCCAGCGCCGCGACGATAGACTGCCTTAAGTTGCGCCATCGTTGCTCTTCGGCCATTTGGAGCTTTTTCATTGTGCTCTTTGACTTTGTTGCGTAGCGCCGTTTCTGTCTTAGCAGAGAACGTAATCTTTTTGCCACCTGCTGCCGAGCCTGGCTTGTTCTTCTTAGAACCGTAGATACGATCTTTCTTAGGAGCTCGACGAGACTTTGCAAATTCTTGAGATGTAGCTGCGTCTTTAGGCACACAGTTTGGGACCATCTTGCCATTTTTCTTTTTCATTCCAACTTGAACATAGCCGTCCCAACAAGGACCGCGCCCTGCGGCGGTAACTGGTTGATACGAATCTAAAAGATCAATTGGCTCAGTTGACATTGTTACACCTCTGTTGTTGGCGTCGGCTCTGTCGTCTTTTCTGGTGTCGGCGTCTCTACTGGCGATTCGGCAGCACTCGGCTGCGCTGTCTCTGTCTCTGGCGCGCCCTGCAAAATCTGCTGTAGTGCAGACGGCACAGGCGCGACGCTCGTAGCTTGCTGTGCGCTTCTTGCAGCGTCCATGACGTCAGGCGCGATCGCCGTCAGCACAGCTTGAGTAAGTTCAGGAGAGATTACGCCCTTGTCGATTATCATACGAAGAGCGACTTCCTTAGCTGTTGGTGCGTCGGCCTCGCTAAATCCATGAGCACGGCGCCAAGTATCGTATGAAACTGCACCACGGTCAAATCCACTGTCAGCGTCTGCAGCGCGGTCATTACGAGTTGATACCTGCGATGGGTCGTACCAAGCGACAATTCGTGAAACTTCCGTTGGATCAAATCCATTAGCAATCAAGTATGGACGCAGATAGACAACTGTCAGCGCGTCGGCGATAAGCAGCATCAACGGTTCGATGTGAGCCTTATACAACGACTCATCAATTTGAAGTGCGTTGCTATACTTTACGTTTGCCATTCCGGTAACAACATCTTTTGGAATGTCGATGCCTTGAAGAATACGCTCAAGAACACGGTCAGCTCGCTGAGCAAGTGACGGGTCGAACGAACGCTCGAACTTGAACTGCTTAATCTTGTCACCAAGCTCTGCTGGGCCGCGAATGATCAACGGTACAACAGCGCTTGCTGAGTCCTCGTCGCGGATCGGCGTCGTCATAGCATCGATCAGCGCGTCTTCAAATTCGTCTTGTTGCTCTTCAGGCGTCGGCATTGACTCAAAATCTGAGCCCGTGTCGTAAGGATAGTCAGGATCTGGATTAGCAGCGACGCTAAGTCCGTCTGGCAAATACAAAGCTCCTGCGTTTAATCGTGACCGCGCAGTTGCACGGAACGTGCGATTCAAAAGCATAAGTTCAGCGCAGAGATCTAACAGTCCACGAAGCGATGAATCTGCTTCGTCGCTGTAGCGAGGATGCGCGCGCCAGATGCGGCCAACAAACGCACTTCCTGGAACTTTAATTCCGCCTTTGCGTGTAGCGTCCTGACCAGACAACTCTCGTCGAGGCGAGATGACGTAGTTACCGCGCGTGTCAAGCGACACTTCGTCTACTGAGCGAATGTCCCATGACTCTGGAATACTGTGCCCGGGACGCGCTGGCATCTGCACGAGATAGCACTCGCCTGCAACGCTAAGATTCAACGCTGCGTCTCGAAGCATTCCAGCTTGGCCGCCGTAAGCAGAGTCAAGACGCGATAGCGCGCGTTCTGCTGCCGCGGCTAGTGCAGCGTCCACCTTAGTGGCTGAACGAACGTTGACAGGCATCTCTGCTGGGTTCTCAACAACTGCTGCGTGCAAACGAATTCGTGACACGACTGAGCCAACTAAGTTAAAAGCGTATTTAATTTCTCCAATAGCGTCGTAGTACTCCCAGGCTTCAGACTGCCATTGGCTAGAACCAGCAGAGCGACGTTGCCTGAACATCTCTGCTTCATTCTTATTGTTTACGCTTACCTGTGCGGCAGCCGCTGTAAGACCGCGCGGCGCGTTATATGGAACTGAAATAGCTGGTGAGTATCCAGAAGGCACGATAAGCGAAGATGACAATACCTGCGGATTAGTAGCGTTTGTGCGACGTGTTCGTGCTATTGATTGATTGCGCCTGAAGACGCCCATCAGTTTCTCCTCGTCATCAACGGAGCGTGTTTACGATCAAACACGCGCGGCTACTAGTCCTGTGATCGCGGACAGCGCTAAAACACACGCTACCGCAAACACTATGTTAGGTATCATAATATACATAACTACAGTCATTGATGATGTCCAAACACTAGTGCACCAGTCACAGGTAATCAGGTAGCCGATGCCGCCTTGTTCGGGCGGATACTTTTTCCAGAGTCTTGTCCGTGCGCGATCAAGCAGTACATCGGTAGTAACAAGCCTAGTCAGGCGGTAAACGCCAAGAGCAAGCACGACGAAGTGAAATACTGAGATATCGGTCATTCAGTTGGGTCCTTACTCGAGTGTAGTGTATTATACGGATTCCAGCTTCGTAATCTGCTTCCGCAACCGCAGCTATCGTCACGAACGAAGATAATCGTCTTACCCGTAGAGGTAGTTAGTGATGATTCGGTACGGGCGCTTCCGCTCCAGTTCAACTGTTCAATCGGCTCGGAGAAGATCGTCACAGGTCCTTTGTGTGAGTCCGCCGCGATCAAAACCCGAGAATCCGTAATCAGCACGCGAACCGCCTCAACAAGCCTCGTCGGTGGTTGCGGCTGGCTGGTCTTCGTCGTCAACTGCTCAAGCGAGATGCCGTGATTCTGCGGAGCAACAAGAACTCGAGCCGGAAAGATATCGTGAAGAACCTTCATCTTGTAATTCTCCTATTTATCGCGCGATAGGTAACTTCTGCAGCCGCGGCGATCTCTCTAACCGTAACGCCTCTCGAGTACAGCGTGTTCACTAACTGCGTGAAATCCGCGTTCGCTTTTCCATAGGCGGAGGAGGTAGAAGAGGTAGATCTATATCTACTTGCGAGTTGCGCTAAAGCCTTGATACTACTCTTGTCAACTTCAGTGAGCCCCGGTGAAGCGTGCGGCATAACGTTCTTGCGCTTCGGCGCGTATCTATCCTTCTTGGCGGGGGCGGTAGGAACGGGGTGAACTGAGTGAACTAAATTAAAGCTTGAGTTTTTCACCGCGGATATTGTTGAATCGGAAGAAGAAGAGGGAGAGATCCAAGATCTTATTGTAGATCGGGAGCGGGGCGGCGCACAGGCCTTGCCCACGGCTGACATCGACCAACCTGCGGCGACGAGCTCGCGAACACGGGCCTTTAACTCGTTACCCGACAATGCGCCGAGGAGGCGGTGCTCACTCTCAGGTAACTGCGCTCTCTCCATTGCACTATTGTATCATACTTAATTGTGTACATCGCTGCCTTGTTTGACGAACACGACAATACCTGCGGCGGAAAAATCACACCCTGCTTGCGCTGCTCTGCGTGCGTGCCGAAGGCACGCCGCGTCTTCTGCTAGTGTCATTCACCGCGGCGGAAGACTATGTACAAGGGGAAGTATAGTACCTTGCCATAATTGCCTTGGACGTGAGAGAGGGATATGGATAGAAATACAGAAAGTGTAAAGTGTCTCCAACTTTTTTAGAAAAATATTTTTTTCTTTGCGAAAAGTTGAGCGCGAGCGAAGAAAAAAGTTGCTCTACTTTTTTAGATTCCAAAGTTTTTATAATGATGACATGATGAAAAGAAAAAACATTGTGAGTGTGCTACAAAGTTTGAGTGAGAAAAGCGCGCGTGCAAAGAGCTTGCCTCCTCTCACTCGAGCAGAGATGAGCAAGTGGCGAGATCCATTTGGCAGAGAGATGTTGACTAGCGCCTCTGCGTTCGCTCAACAGAAAGAGAAAGCAGAAAAGAAAAAGCGATTTGTTGTTGTTCGACACAGCGATGGAAAAGCTTGGTCAGGTCCATGGCTTAACGATGGAAAGCGATTCTCCTCAGTAGAAAGCAAGTGGCACTACTTCTTGCGAGAAGAAGACGCGGAGCAAGCTGTAGAGCGCGAAGGCTTCGACTATAGAGTTGATGTGTTTGAAATGTAGAGCGTGACTATGCTTAGACGATGACGTTGATGAATGGTTCATCAGCGAACAAAGCTACAAGCATGTCCGCATCGACAGTGCCGGTTACCGCACGGTTGTTGGCCGCTTGATATTGCTCTACCGCACGCTTAGTTGCGTCTGCATACCAGCCGTCTTTGTCAGTGCCTGCTTCATTGAACCCGCATTCGACTAAACGACGTTGAAGGTGATGTACTGACAACGACTTGCGTGTTGCTGGGTTTTTGTAGATGCACATGTCAAGCCGCACGTCATCGCTGTCCGCACCGCTTGCGACAATTCCTACGCCAGACTTGACCGCACGCTTACGCGGCGCAGGTTCAGGTGTTGGTTCAGGTGTTGGTTCAGGAGCAGGCGCTACTGGCTGCTCTTCGACAACTACCGCAGCCTCTGCCACGACTGGAGTCTCTTCAACTGCTGGGGTTTCTTCGTTGCTCATTTGTTTACCGTACTTTCTTTAAAGACTTGATGTGTAATTGTATACCCGCACTAGCGAGGCGAGAACACACGGCCACCGCCGCGGCCATTGCCGTTCCTAAAGCTTGGCAAGCGTCTGTGCGCCAACGACTTGGCTGTGATAGTTCCTCCGAGGAAGCCCGCAGGTGGCTTGATTAGCAAAGCAGTAAGTGCGTGAACTAAGGCGTCAACTCTGTCTGGTGACTTGCCTTCACCTGGAATCCATGCGCACATCTGCGACTCGAGGTCCGCAAGATAATTGACGTGATGCACGCGGTTTTGCTCGTAGGCAAGTGTGATTGGTTCAGCACGCAAGGCTTTGCCGACCTTTGAATGAACCTCAAATACTTTGATCGTTGGGTCGATTGTGTTGATGGCATTCCGCACTAGTGCGCCGCCTTGGTTTACTTCTGCTACAACAGGGCACGACCACTTGCGCGCCATTTGAACTACCGTATTGGCCCAGCGGTCTGGCGCGCCAAGAAGTGACGCGTCCTCGAGAACCCATGAATGACGCTTGTACAAGTCACGTTCGCCTGTGGAAGCAACAACAACAATCCCGCATTCGTCGCGCGGATTCTCGGCTACGGACGGGTCGACGCCGATGCAGCGCAATGGCGCGCCAAGCGGCAGTTGTTTTTCCCGGGCGCGTTCAATCAGCTCGATAGTCCACAGCGCGCCTTCGATGTCACTAAGCATTTCACCGTAGAGCTCTTGAGCTGCCAACCGAGTGCCCTCGTAAACGCCTGTGATTGCGTCAAGATAGGTGCTTGAAAGGTTGCCCGCATTGTCAAGTGTCGAACCTCGTGACACGACAACGCGCCCAGTTTTTTCTGCCTCGTTCAGCAAGCCGTACAGCATTGGCACACGCTTTGGCGTTGTAGTGCAGATGATTTGTGGATTGGCGCCAAGACGAGTTGCAACTCGAACGTTGTCCCACGACGTCATGCCCGCAGCGTCTGGCGACTGACGCCACGCCGCAATCTCGTCGCACCAGGCGTAGTGAAACTGAGGACCGCGAAGGCCGTCGGGTTCGTCAGCAGTAAAGCAAGTAGCCGTATTTCCGTTGGGCCAAGTCAGACGGCGCTTCGATGGCTCGTATAGTGGGCGCTCGCTTGGCGGCGAAACAGAAATGATACCAGATTCGCCTTCAACAATTACGTCACGAACGTCGGCTGCAGTACGAGCGACAAGGGCAAAGCGAAGTTGGCCCATGTTTGTGACCTTAGCTCTATCACGAACCCACTCCGCAGCTGACCGCGTCTTACCAGCACCGCGGCCAGCGAGGTACATCCATATTGACCAGTCATCTCCCGGCGGTGGCACTTGTTCCGGCCTTGCCCAGAGTTTCCAGTCCCACACAAGAAGCTCTGGGTCGATTCCGTCGAGAACTTTGTCACGCTCTTCGCGCGGCAACTTAGCAAGCTCTTCCATGATGCTCTTGGCCATGGAGCTATTGTACTACGAAGCAGCAGCCTTGTAGCCGCAAGGGCAGTGTTTTGAAAGCATTGGCATCATCCTTGCGCCACACCTCGGGCAGGGCTCTTCAACTGCCCTGCGCGAGTGATCACGGTCGTCGTAGTGTTTGTACGAAGTTACGTCCGCATGCTTTTTGACAACATGAATCATCGCATCGTTCGCGCTGTCGTGTCTGGCATCGCAGAACTTGCACTTATGTTTGCCTGCCACTAAAGACTCCAGTGACCAAGACCACCGTTGTTGTACAGATACTTTGCAACAGCGATGTTGCACTCGACAGCGAACAGAACGTCCAAGTGCCCAAACGGCTGTCCGCAGATCTGCATAGTCACTGTTTTCCAAGTTGAGTTGATCTGCAGCAGCCCGTAGTCTCTTGACTTGTCTCTGTTGAGAGTGCTGTTGTACGCAGTTGGAGTGCATCTTGACTCGCGCCAAGCGATGAATGAAAACTGTTCAACTGGCAAACCTGCCTCAGCAAACAGCGGCTCAAATTCCGGGCAGCGTCTACTTGACTCTACTGACAGCGCCTTTATCGAGCTTTCTGCAACTGAAGTGCTAGTAACTGGCGCCGCATCAATCTCGACAGCAGGCGCCACGCTTGAAGGCGTAGTTTCTGTTGCGATTTCTACACGAACTGGCTGCAGATCCGCAGGCTCACCAAATGTCACGCTTAAACTAAAAGAAGTCAAAGAGTAGCAAACGGCAGCACCAATTGTCACCTTGGTAGACGTCCGCATGTTAGCGTCTCGAGTTTACGTCAAGGTCTTCTGTTCTAAGCATTACTGACCACACGCTGGACAGCGCGTTGCAGAATCTGTCATCACGCAGATGATGCATTCTGTTTTTGTAGTTGTCGTAGTCAAGTTCTTCAACCGCATTGAGCAAGAACTTTTGCCAAGACTCGTCTTTGATGAAGACACGATACGGGTAGTCTGAACCTGCATGCGTGATGATGTCAGCTTCTGCAAAGTCTGCAATTGCCTGAATCGACTCGAGATCTCGAGCACGCACTACGAGCGCGTCTGCATCTTCGCGGTGGCGAACCGCACTTAAAAAGCCTGTCTGTGTAAATACCCACATTATTATTTCTCCTTGTCATTTTGTCTTTTTGCGTAGCGGGATTGCTACGACTTTATTCAGCGCGATGCTAGATGTTGGTTTCTTCCATCGCTTGAATTTCTTCAAGTGACGCAGACTCTACCGTAACCGAGCTGCCGTACTCTTCTCTCATTGAACGAGCGTATGAAACGCGACGCTCAGGAGTGACATACGCGACGATGGACTTACCATCACGCGTGATTGTCGTAACCTTGTACATTTCTGGTTCTTTCATTTCTGTCTCCTTTGTTAGTTCATTATACACTGCTTTAGAATCCAAACTTTTTTCGACACTCAGGTCCAAGTTGCAACTCACGAGAGCGAACATCTGTGAGCTCAGCTCCACATGAACCGCAGCACGAGTAGTGCTTGCCGAAGAGTTGCGTGTACTTGTACGGATCAACCGAGAGAATTGCGACGACTTCTTTAGTCTGCTCCGCTGTAAGCTTGCCGCGGTTAAACGCGCCCGGAGCTCCATGGAGCGTGCGAATGTAGAGAGTGTTCATGTACTCTTTGATCTCAACAAAAAGCAAGTCATTTGCTACTTTGACTGACGACAGCTCGAGTTCGTCCGCAGGGATTGCGTACTTTGATTTCGGCACGCTTGCGAGAAGTGTCTGCATTCCGCCGGTCGCTTTCACGCGCTTAGGCAGCGCCAGAAACGAGCTGATGTCCGAGCTTGCGTGCGACTTTGTGTAGTGGCCAGCAGAGATCGTGTCTTCAATGTGCTCCGCAGTATCCGCGTCAACCTCTCGGGTTGCGAGCAAGTCGCGGACAAAGCTGATCTGCTTTGGAGTCGCCATGTGGCGAAGTGTGTCTACGGCAGTAATTGTCATAACGTCCTTCAGTCGGGCCAAGCGGGTTTGCTTGACAATTAAATTATATAAACTCTGGAAAATGCTCAACTAAACTCGAGTTGAGAAGACTGCTTGAAGAGCCGGGCCCCAACCGGCCCGGCTCCTCGAATTCAATTAGAATTCGTAGCAGTAGTATTCGTGGCGCTCGCCGACGTAGAGCTTGAGGCCGCCTCTCATCGAGGATCCTTGCAGTACGTACTGGCCATTCGCGCGAAGCGTGAACGTCATTGTTTCGCCTTGTGGATTTGGTGTGATAATCCACTGATTGCTCATTGGCGCACCGGTTGCAACAGCGTTGTCGCGTTGGGCGACCACTGTTTTGTTGTTTTCACTGACCGCGATAACAGTCATCGCAATCGTGTCGGCGCAGAATGAGACGGATGCTCCCATTCCAATTTCTGGTTTAATCATGGTTTTCATTTTTGTCCTTTCGTCGTTGTCAGGCTTGTTTGCTTGACAAGATAAATATATCATCTCTGGAACTCGAGTGGCCGGCCAGTTTGTGGCCGGCCGGCCGAACCTCGAGTTTAGCGGTTTGGGTAGAAGGGAATGTTAAGCAGTTTGCAGTGAGCGTCGATGAAGTCGATGATTGGTTTGCCGAATGCCGATATGCAGTCGTCGAAGTCGTCGCAGAAGTCTGAACCGGCGTAGTCGTAGCGTACGCCGTAGTTAAGTGTTTCGTCGGCTGAAAAGCCGATATTGACGAAGTCGAAGACGTTGCCGTTGTAGTCGTGGCTGAAGTTGTTGAAAAACTCAGTGGTTTCGGTTGGGTCGTCGATGCCGGACTTAGTTGTAAGTAAGTAGGCGAGTGACAGTTTTGCGTCGAAGCTGACAGTTTCGTTGTCGATGTCGGTAAGCGTGATTTCGTAGGTGTCAGTTTTGAGTTGCGTTTTCATTTTTGTCCTTTTGTCGTTGTTGGTATATACATTATACAAACTCTGGAACTCGAGTCTACTGATCGTTCAACCGTACAGCAATCAGTCCAGCCAACCCAAAGGCTATCGGCACAGGTGTGTTGGCGCCGGCAATGGCAGAAACGACTGAGACTACTCCGCAGCCTGCTGCCACTACCGACGTCCAAATAACGTCACGAAAACGTGAACGCCAGTTCATTAGGCCTTGCGGCGAGTGCGACCCTTGAGACGCGACGAAGCATCGCGAACTGGAGTGCCTGCTTCATTGATAAGTTTACGGGCCTTGCCGTAGGTTACGCCCAAAGCTTGAGCTACTTCTACAATTGGCTTTCCTTCTGCGTAAAGCTGCGCTGCAGCTTGTGGAGTTGGAGTTGACATTATTCCTCGTTTCGTTGTTTGTTGTTTGTGCCGCACTGGCTCGTCAGTTGGCGTCATTGCCAACTGAGCTCGGGAGCGTGCGATAAGCTCCTCCGCCTCGACGAGTAGCATTTCGCTACTCACGATCAAACTCATTAGTTCGCTCGATAAGGCTGAAGTCATTTAGTTTCTTTCTCAGCAACGCGTTCTCTATTTCTAGCTCCGCGTTTCGTCTTTGTAAGTAACTCATTGACCATTCTTCTTCCTTTGTCATAGCGTCAGATCGATGGTATATCATTTTCGTCATAAAGTACACCTTGATCCGCATCTTTTTTAGGAGCTACTACTCCAAGTAAGGTTTTTGAATCTTTTTGCGCAAAACGCTTGACAGACCACACAGTTGCGAAGTGCACCGCTGGCAGCAGCAGCCCAAGGCTCGTGATGAAGACGATGCCGGCTGCGAGACTTGTTTCTCCAACAAACGGAATAACAATCAGTGGAATAGCAATTGCTAAACTTAAAAAGATAGCCGCAAACGTTCCTGGTTGATTTTTTGTCACTTGTTCCTCACTTTCAATTTTAATATACCACAATTGCAACCGCTCAGATCATTTACACGACCTCAGCCAGCCACTTTTCAATTCCAGCCGGCGAAGTGACTCACAAACGCAGTGCGTGCCTGTGCAGACAGTCTAGCCCTGGGTTGGCAGCTGAATTTCTTGCCCAGGGTAGATTGTAGACGTGCCAAGGTTTAGAACTAAGTCGTCCATGGCATTTACAACGTTGCCTGAGCAATTTGCCTGAGCGATGCCGTGTAGCGTCTGGCCTTCCTGCACTGTCACGGCCGGCGAGTTGCAAGTGTACTTGCCACTCTCTTGCGCGACCTTGACTAAGCCTACAGCCGCAACTGCTGCCAGGGCAACAAAAAACATTTTACGTGCTTTCGTCATTTAAGTCTCCTTCGTCATTGTAGTTGATAGTACTATTTTAACTTCTTTGGAACTGAGTTCCCTAAAGCTTAGCAGCCCGGGCGACGATTCCCGGGCGCCAGCGATCTAACTAATAAGCGTACGAGTTTGAGTGACCCCAGACACGTTGATGTACCGCCGCGATGTCCGCAGCCTGCTCGTTGCTTTCGCATTCCATCTTTAAAATGACGGAATCGCTCGAGTCACCAGTCGGGCTTGCGAACCAAAGTTCAAGGGTTTTGCCGTAGAGCATGTAACCTCTGAACGCGCCTTTGCTCTCTCGAACAGTCGAGAGTGCTTCGTCTGTCATTGCCATTTCATTTCGTCCTTTCGTAAGTGCCAACCATTTTGGCTGACAGAATTATATTAACTTCTCTGGAATCAATGCCCGTAGCGTCGAAGCAGCTCGCACGCGATTGTCATCGGATACGATGACGCGACATTGCGAACTACCTCCGCAACGATGTCGTCTTCGCCCAGATCCGGGTAATCGGCTTTCGCGTCTTGGATACCGATCTGTACCTCGACGAGAGCGTCATTTAACGTTCTCATGCTCATCCTTTCGTCGTTGATAGATACAATGTATCATCTCCGGAACTGAAGTCGTAGGCCGGCTTAGTCAGAGTCCGCTCTAGTTCCGGAGATGATATATTTATCTCATCAGCACAACGCTGGTAACGACGAAAGGACGAAAATGAAAAAATGGTGCTTGCTTAAAGGAAGCGACATCGGCCCAATGGGACGAGGTCAGAATGGCAAGAAGAAAGTCTACGAGGTAATCGCAGATGGTTCAGTGTTGCGTTGCTCGTGGGGCATGGCAGAGAAGATCAACCGCCAGTCAAGCGTGCAAGTGTATCACTCAGGCCAAGCAGCAATGTCAGCCGCGTACGAAAAAGTGTACGCAAAGCGAGACAAGGGATACGCTCTAGCTTACGAAGTTTAATCTTCGTAAATGGTAAGTCAGCCAGCCGGCCAAACCGGCTGGCTAACTCCAGTTTCCAGAGTTGTTATATTGATTACATGACAAACATACAAACACACCAAATAATCAACATCCATCACGAACCTGAATACTTGACTACTGTCACGTTTAACTACTACGGCGACCCGTACGCCATATCGCACATCGGCAACCTAAACGGCATCGACAGCTACTGCGTAAACAGCGTCAACAGCAACGAGTACTACGAATACCTCGCTGCCAACTGCGACTTCATCGTCGACTTGCTCAAAAATAATCCGCGCATCGACGCCGCGCTTCACAGCAAATAACAAATAAATAATCGGCCAGCCGACTAAAAACCGGCTGGCTATTTATTTACACCGCGCCAAAGTTGCGTTCAGTCCGCACGCGCTCGAGTTCTTGATTTAGGCTTTCAACTTTAGTCCGCAGCATTTGTATCTCTTCAGCTGCGTTTCTCATCACAGGCGCGGACGGACCAAGTCCATTGCGTTCTGCCAGCGCAAGAAGACGCCATACAACATCGATTGAACCATCGATCACTTAACTAGTTCCATGGCCACTCCAGTTGACGTGTGCTCTTTCGGATTGTGGCACACTGGCGGCTCAGATACTTTCACATGAAGAATGACAGTCTCGCCACACTTTGGGCATTTCCATTTATCTTTTCGTTTTGGCAAGCGCTCGTTGCGATCTGTAGCGCCACCGCTTTCCTCTTCTTCTGCGGCTGCTTCGTTCATTGGTACTCCTTTTAGACAATAGTAGTTGTTAAGTATACCACGTTCTCCAGATAGATTCTGCGACTGACTTAACGAGTTCGGCGTGCAGTGCGCCGCAGCCTACGCCGCTCATTACCAGTAAGTCCGCCCCAGACGCCGATCTGTTCGTTGTCTAGCGCGTAGTCCAAACACTCCTGCCTGACTAAGCACCCAGCGCAGACGACCTTGGCCTGCCGCGTGACTATACGCGATTTCTCGTTATGGAACAAATCTCCTTTGCCGGCGCACGCCGCATGCTGCATCCAATGCTGCTGCTTAGCGATGCGCATTACTTCACCCCTACTGGGGTGAAGTAACGCTTGACTGATTCTTGGAAGAATGAATGCTTCCCAGTCGCAACCTCACGTACGTAAATTGGGTACTTCGACCGCGAAGCCGCGATACCCGCAAACGCATACTCTTTTCCATTGACTGAGAAAGTCTTTCCAAGAAGACCTTCCGGCAAGTCGTACATCGAACCAAAACGAATGTAATCTGTCGCTTCTACTGAAGCGAGATTGACTCCATTTGGTCCAGTCTCGACTGGCTGAGCTTCAATCTTGAGTGAGTAAAGTTGTCCGTACTTTATGGAGACTTTGCCTCGCTCGAGACCATGTTTTGCGAAGATTGCCACTGCAGCTTTTTCAAGCTCGTTAGTAATTTCCTGCGCAAGTGATCTGCTTACTGCTGTCATTTGTTTGTCCTTTCGTAGTTGACAAGTTAATTATAACAAACTCTGGAAACTTAAACAAGTGATTACTTTATGTAAAACCACCACAGATCTTCTTCTTTTTCTTCTTCTAGCCTCGCTCGAGGCGCCGGCTGCCACAGCCACAGCATTGCGCGTTTGACAGCCGCGAGCACTATCCAACTGCAATCGAGCTGTACGGCGCTCCACCTACAAGTACGATTACATTATACCCACTTAGGTTTCTAGTCGTCGTGAACTTTACCGCACCGCTGGCTGAAGAAGTCTTCGTCCAAGTAAAGGATGACTTAGCTTTTGCTAGTGCGCTAATTTGCATCTTTGTTCCGGGGAGCGAAGATTCAACTGCGATCTCGTAGCCTTCTGAAGTTTTCGTCACCGCAACTGTTACAGAAGTAGACGACGGCACTTCAGTCCCATTGTCGATCTCTTTGACAATTGTTGTTGAAGTTGTTGTTGTCACCGCAGGCGCAGAACTAGACCCAGACAATGGAGCGTACAGCAACTTGTTTGGAGAACCCACGCCAGCGTCAGTAATCGCATCGCTGGTGGCAGAACTCACAATCAACGAAGTAACGTCAGTTACAGACAGCGCTGGACTATTCTGTAGCGCTAACGCCGCGACGCCGGTGACGTGTGGCGCCGCGTGTGACGTACCTTTAAGAGTTTTAGACGCTGTTGGCGACGTAGCCCACGCTGACAGCACGTTTGCGCCTGGAGCAAATATGTCAACACACTTGCCGTAGTTAGCCCATGACCACCTAGCGTCGTTTTCATCACTCGCCGCAACGTTGATCGCGCTTGGAGTAGACCCCGGCGAGTAACTGCACGCGTCCTTATTGTTGTTGCCGGCTGCAGTAACTACTACAATTCCATCTGCAATCGCGCGATCGACCGCAGCATTTACTTTTGATGACAAGTTTCCACTCATGCTGATATTCATGACTGCAGGCTCGCCAGTCTTGTGATCTGCTACTGCCCAGTCGATGCCCGCGATCATGTCAGACGTCCAACCATTACCACTACAGTCTGTGACCCGCACAGGGACAAGAGTCACCTTTGGCGCTACGCCGTAGGTTGACCCGCCGACTACGCCGGCGACATGAGTGCCATGTCCGTAGCAGTCCTCAGTTCCTCGCCCATCAAGAATTTTAGTGAAACCCGCACGAATTCTGCCTGTAAACTCTTCATGCGACGAGAGTATGCCACTGTCAACTACGTAGACAGTGACGCCTTGACCATTAAGCGCCAGCGAAACGTCTTTGTTCAACGGCAGTGAGCGTTGATCAATGCGATCAATATTCCACTGAGCTGTAGCAACGGCTTCCGCATTTCCATAGATTAAGGCGATTACGACGGCAACTATCGCCGCCACAATTGCAAACTTATTTTTTACTTTCATCGTGAGCTCCTGTATGATTCGTCAGTTGCACGCATGATACTTTCCCATGATGCTTTTCTGTCGTCAGCCTCTGAGCTTCTGACTATTACGCGATCGCCGTACTTAGCACGACGATTTAGTTCACCGCGTTCTTTCCACAGAGACCAGCCAGCTACCGCGAAGAAGCTCGCAATGATAGCTTGAAACATAGCTTGAACAACTCTCATTATCGACCACGCTTGCGCGATATCGACATACCGGCGATTAAGAACACCGCGACTGCCCAAGCAACCGCAGCGGCAGTATTGTAGAACTCTATATCTATTCTCATCATTTTCTCCTTTGTAGTTTGTATTGTGTCTTACTTTTCTTATTTTATATATTACATTCTCTGGAACTAAACCGGCCCGCTCTGAACTTGTATGTTGAACGGCGCGCTCGTGTTTGCGTCCAACCTTGCCGCAACAGTAAGCGCAGTCTTGACCGCAGCCTTAGCTTTATCTATGTTGTCCGCACCTTCTGGAAGAAGAGCGTACAGCACACCGAGCGCGTATGGACTTCCAGTGCCAAGGCCGTAGATGCCACTTGTGTCTTTAACCCACGAGTAGTCTTCTCCGATGACGTACACCGCACCATTGACTGCAGCCAGTATTATTGATCCAGACTCATCTGAATGATCTTTGTTGGGTGAAGGCGCTGTGTAACCTTGCTCGTTAAAGCACGCACGCAGTGACGGAACAAAGTCGCTCGTTATGAATTTGTCAAGTCGGGTGCCGACAAAATTCTTAGCGTCAGGCGGACGGAATGCGTATTGCAAGATGTTGATCGCGCGCACGTCGCCTGCAGCGCCAAGCAGATACGCACGATTCCGCGCGACCTTGGCTGAACCTTTAGGTAGAACGTAGACGCGCCCATCTTCTTCAGTGACACGCGAATCAGACCCAACTACAGTCCAGCCACTGCCAGTTACTGCAACTATCGTTGTCATGCAGTCAACTATACCTTTTTGTCGAGTACGACAGGTGACATCGCATAACGGAACTCTTTTCCATCAAGCTTGCCTTCGACTATCAATGATCTAGGCCACTTAGCCGCAACAACGCACTCGGCGCCGCGCAGGGCTTCGTACCCGCATAGGTCATTTACAACAACTAGGTCTCCAGTCTCGTAGTCGGCGACTGAGCGCTTAGCGCGGATCTTCTGCGCATGGCGCGTCACCGCAGTCTCTATCGAGAACGCGACGTCGTCGTAGACTCCACTTTGCAGATCTGACAAAAACCTCTCAGCTTTTACCTTCATTGCTTAACTCCTCTACCGCACGCTTAATTTTCAGAATATCGGAGTTCTTCGACGTTGTCGGGTCAGTGACAAAGCGATTAACTTTCCTCGCTGTAGTGCCAGCCGACTCTGCAATTTTCTCAATGCCAATTTTCTTTACGGCATGCGCCAACTCGAGCATTTTCTCGATGTGACTTTCTAGTATGACTCCCATGTCTTCTCCTTTGTCGTTTCTTATACCTGATTGTAGATACCATTATACATTCTCTGGATAGCAAGAAGTAGAGCCGATCAAAGTCTCAGCGATTGATTATCGGCGCTACTCTACTCGCTATGGCAGCGACTATACAGCTAGAGTGACCTCACCCTTAGCGACCTGTGACATCAGCCGGCACGCTTGTTTCGTGTCGTCTACTTTGACTGACGTGCCTGTCATGATGTCGAATACGAGATAGTGAGTACGATCATCCGCTCGCAACACCGCAAGCTTCTTTCGGCGACGAAAGTACGCTGCTGAGTACCCAGCCGGCAAACTTATGCCCGCTGCAAGTTCTGGGAGCTCTTCAGTCCGCGAACCTGGCTTAGCTCTATTTTTTGTTTCTGTTTCTGTTGTCATTATGTCTCCTTTTGTTTTTGTTGTTATTACTTAATAAATGCTGAATCCGCCGGACTCAACTAAGAAGTCTGCGAACTCGCGAATATCGTCTACGTCAAGACTGTAGTGCGCTTCCCAAGGGCGAACCTTGCCTTTGCTATCGCATGCATTGCACGTCTTCTTTTTGTCCATGCCCATGCTGACGCCGACCGTATCCGTTCGGATACCTGTTGCGTCACAGTACTTGCATGGCTCGTCCGGCAACGCAGCAATAGCCGCATCACGTTCTGAGACGTAGCGAGCAGCGATACCATCTGCAATGTCGTTGTAGAGCTTCAGACCGAGCGCGTAAGCGTCATCTTCGTTCAGCCCATCACCATCGTTAGTCTGAGCATTCTTCACCTTTGATGCGGTGTCTACGTGCATATCTTCTACGTAGATCCACAGCGGGCGCCAGCCCCAAACGTTGCGTCGGAAGTATTCGCCCATTTCACTTTTGGCGTTTCTTCCCATTACGTCCATTCCCATTATTGTTCTCCTTTTGTAGTGTGTCGTTTTAGTTTTGAAAGAAGCAGAACTTTAGAAGTCCCACTTCTTTACGCGGCAAGCCTGACGATTCGCAAGCTTGCGCTTGTTAGGAATCTGCTGAGCTCTGAGGATATTTCTATCCGCAAAGGCTTGGCGACTTTCCGCGTTCCATTTGGTTGATGTTTTCATATATTCATTATACAATCTCTGGAAACTCGAGTTAAAGACTGAAGATCGAAGTTTGTGAATCAAAGAACTCCATGTCGTCCTCTTGACCCAACCACTCAGCGAGAGTTTCCGAGTCGGATTCGTTGAAAACGATGTCGATATTTGGCCAGCCGGTGGATTCGGTGGCAATGTCGACGACGCGGACAAACGAGTCCGGAATAGTGTTTTTTAGGTCGATAATGGCGTCGAGAAGGTTTTCGGTGGCCAAGTCGACGTTGATGATTTTTGTGTGGTTGTTCATATATTCATTATACAATCTCTGGAAACTCAAGTTTAGTAGGGACTTTGGCCGTTGTCGAAGCGGCTGTCAGTCGCGATGAGGGCCAGAAGGACATCGTAGTTGAAAACTTGTTCGATTTCAGATTCGTCGAAGAGTGGGGCCTCGAACGAGAACGTGGCGGCGTCGTTGCCGAGATTAATGAATGGCTGATTGTCGACGAAGTGAATTGTGAATATCGGGTCGAGGCCAAGTTCGTTGAAGTCGATTGTTGCGTTGTTGCAGTTAGCGTAGAAGTAGTCGATGTCGAAGTCGATTGTAACTGCGTTGTCTGTTTTTGTGATCGTGTAGGTTTTCATGATTTTTCCTTTGTCGTTGTGTATATAAACATTATACAAACTCTGGAAACTCGAGTTGCTCTATCCGAACATCTCGGCCCAGCACTCTGGGTGCGTGCCTGAAACAAGCTGCTCACGAAGACCTCTGCTTAGATCAGGGAACGCGTTCTGTATCAACGCGCCCGCACTGCGTCGTGCAAGGCCTGAGTTCGGTACTTCTACCTCACCCTTGTATCCGCAATGAACGCACCGCGGCGTCTCGACTACTGAGTAAAACTCTGTCCGCATGCTCTGCTCCTTAATCCCACAGAGGTTCGCGCGGTGTGAGTGCCGCAATGATGAGACATACGCCCGAGATGCCGAGCTTGAACTGTGTCGACGTTCTCACGCCGAGGTGCTCTACACCAAGCAACCGCTCGAGTTCATTGATTGCGAGTTCGAATTCATTCTCTGTGTTTACTGCCATGTTGTTCTCCTGTGTCATGTTGATAGTTTAATTATATAAACTCTGGACTAGTACTCTGACATCATTCTGTCGTAGCGAATCTCTTCCGCAACCGCGTCGTCGTCGTACTTCTCGAGAGCGACCATCGCCTCATCGACGTTGGTGAACTCTTGTTCGTGAATGCAATCTACGTCTGCCGGCTCCCAGTACGTCGCTGGAATTGTCTTCCAAACTGTCCCGACGATGAGTCCGCTAGTCTGCACTTGCACTTCAAGCCCGAACAAGTCGCCTATCGCGAAGTACTCCGCAATGACGCCTTCAAACGGCTCTCTTGTTCCCCATTGTTTCTTCGTGTATTTCATATTGCGTCCTTTCGTTGTTATATATGCATTATATAAACTCTGGAACTCGAGTTTACTTCTTATTTTGCTTTTCGATGCACCTGACTAAGTCTTCAGCTATTTCTTTCTTTCTGAAGTACCTAACTCCAGACGGAGTTATTACGTTCCAAGTGTGAATGCTTCTCTCAATACGTACCTGTTGTTTCGTCGTTGTAGTCATGCAACCATTATATAAACTCTGGAACTCGAGTCTATATCGAGATCGGGCAACTCAGGTTCGCATCGTTTGAGTGGAATCGAAGTTCCTGCTTGCAAACTGCGCAGATTTCGTCTAAGTCTAGACCAACAACGCTGTCGTTGTAGTCACGCATAGCTCGTCGTTTACCTGCTCGATAAGCGATGTACAGTCCTAAGATTCCCATAACTACATTATAACAGCTCTGGATGTCCAAAGTGGCAGCGGTCTTGCCTTGCAGCCTCCCGCCAGGCCGATGCTTGAAATTGGCAGCGGTCTTGCCTCTGCAGCCTTCCACCAGGCCGATGTCTCAATCGCGTTTAGGGAACGCAATGATCTTAGCATCAGGCGGTTCAGGCAGCACCTCGATGTCGAGGATGTCAACCATCTCTGCGTCTTCTATTCCCTGCGAGACAGCTGCGAATACCTCACCGTCTATCTCTGTGTATGCGTCAGGCCCGCGCCTCACGCACAGCCGGACCACTACTGAGTAGAGGACCGTGCCTTCACTCATGATTGTGCGGCGTCAGGGAACACCAACGGCAGCGCTAACTGCGCCGTCGGTTTCATCTTGCCGCCTGACAACTGCAGCGCGATACTTCCACGCTCGCCTTCAGGCGCGTTGTCGACGTCTTCCCACTCGTCCTCGGTCCAGTCTGATGTGTCGACGACGACTAATTGACGAGCATTGCCGTAGTTTCCATCGGCAGCGAAATAGTGAATTGTCATTAGGTTATCCTTTCGTTGTTGTTACGTACATTATATAAACTCTGGAAGAATGAACCAACCCGGGAGGAACACTAAAGGACAAGTAAAGTGTGTCCACCCCGGGCCGGCGATCTTTAGCGTTGAACTGACTCCAGCGCTCTTGCTGCTGCAGATCCTATCTGCGTCGCTACGTCTGCGGCACTTGTAATCTTCTCGACGAGCTGCACTGACTTGGTGCTCGAGCTATTGAGAAGTCGACGAGCGTCGTCACTCGCTAACGGAGACACAACCATGACTCCGACACCAAGTCTTTCGCACTCATCTAACCAGCGTCGTGCGTTCTTCGTCTCTTCGTGAGTGTAACACAGATCGCTAACGATGACGAGCAATCGCGCGCCTACGCCATTGAGCAAGTTCAACGAACCATCAAGCGCTTTGAATGCTTTCTCAAAGCGTTCAGTTCCATCTGGCGCCGAGTACACTGTCACCTCTGACAAGTGCTGCCCGGGCTTCAATGTTGGGAACACCCCAGTGCCGTAGTAAACCATCGCCGCACGGCCTTGAACTCTCCGCACCGCTTCGCTCATGACCCACGCTGTCACTGCCATCGGCTCCATCGCCGAGGACATTGAACCGCTGATGTCGACCATTACGCCGACAGTGAGAGTTGGGTCGTCAGTGTGCGTGCGCTTAGTCCGGCGCCATGGCTCTACTTGCGTCATGATGCCCTTCGACTTAAACGCTGCTCCCTGCACCATAGCGCGCGTGCGCAACCGGCCAGGAGGAACGATCGACTTAATCTCAGTCTCGTCACGCTCACGATACTTAGCTTTCTCAAGCATCTGCGCTACCTTGACTGCTGCTGCTCGTTCATCACCACGTGGAGCGCGCTTTTCAACTAGACGACTGTTTGTCTCAGAAGAAGATTCTGGCCCAGTGCCTCTACCGAATACTTTGTCCGCAGCGTCCTTGTGTTCTTTCTGCTGCTTCGCTGCACCGCTTCGACTTTTAACTTCACGCTCCCATTCTTCTTGCGTCTGTTGATCTGCTGCATCGGCTGAACCACCGACAGCTGCGTTGCCAGCTGCTTCCTCGAGTGCTTCCTCGAGTGCTTCCCCGAACTCGCCAAGCTCGCCTAGCCCTGATTCACCTTGACCAGGCTCTGGCTCACCAGCTTCAGCTGCTGCCTCTTTAACTAATCTTGCCCACTCACGGGCGACAGGGTAGAGACCTTCAATTGAACTGTGTGAAGTGTAGTCCTGAGCTTGCAGCCATAGGTTGCGAAGCTTAGTGAAGAGCTCTACACCAAGCTTATTGATTAGAACTTCCTCTACAGTCTCGATGTCTGACAGCTCGAGTGAACCCGCATCTACGCGTGCTGACGTGAGTGCCGCCATGTGCGCTGCTGTCCACATGCTGCTGGTGTCTACACCGGTGACATTGAGGTCAGCCATCACTATCTCGAGCGCGCAAGCGCGGAGAAACCCGGAGTTACCTGGCATCAAGGTGACGCCTAAGTTCTCGATACGACCTTCTTCAAGAAGCACGAGTGCTTTGAACTCAAGAGACTCGAGGTCCTTCTGCGCTTTAATGAGATCCCAGCGAGAGAACCGAGCGTGGAGAGCTTCATGGAATATGACACCAGAAGCTTTAGGCCAGTCGAACTGAACGCTGCGTTGCGTCATGTCGCCGATCGACGCCGGCGTTATTGACTTGCCAAACGCTCTCGTCACATCTACTTCGATCTCTGCAAGCATTGGGTTGTAGCACGCTGGTGCCACGCCGCCACCGGCGCCTGGGCCGACGTACGCGATAACATCTGCGCGTTCTGCCCAGATATTTGTAATCTGGCCGATCTGCACGCCTACGCCTAACCACTCGGGTGGCGTAGCCTCAGCTCGAGAGCTATTAATCTTAAAATGTGTCATTTGTCCTTGTCCTTTGTTGTCCTTGTACTATCAATTATATAAACTCTGGAAAGAGAGGTTAGCCTCCCGCACACCTACGGGAGACCAACCAACGAAGACTGAGCGCGAAAGGCAGCGCTTAGATCTTCGCCGGGCGACACTCTTCTCCGAATACTCGGGTGAAGACGTCAGCCACGACTGGGCGATCCATCTCGGGAGCGGCAGCTAGCAAGTTCGCGATAGCGAATGATGTGCCGAACTCCTTTGCGAGATCGCGGAACGCTAGAAGCTCACGCATCTGAGGAGCCCATGAGACTTCAGACGACTGCTGCTTCTTACTTAAATTTTGCGCCGCAGTGACGATTGGCACCGGAGCTCCTAACTTACGAGCGAGCGACCAATCAGTCGTCATCTCTGCTTGCACAAGGAATCGTGACAAGAGAGCTTCAGACAATCGCACGCCTGGAGCGTTCGGGTTAGTCGCTGCGATTACGTAGAAACCTGGAGCAGCTTTCACTGTCCCACGCTCTGGGTTAGCAGTCACAGTGTATTCACGACGGCCATCCATGAGACCGTAGACGATACTGAGCACCTTCGGGTCGATAAGACCTACCTCATCGATGAGCAGCACTCCGCCGCACTCCGCTGCTTTAAGCAGTGGGCCGTCCTCCCAGACAAAGCCACCACTTGGTGTCTGCACATATCCGCCGACTAAGTCAGCAACTTCTGTGTCGCCTGAGCCGAGCACTGTGAACAAGCCACCGGACTCGCCAGTGAACGCAGCTTCAACAACAGCAGTCTTACCGCAACCTGGTGCGCCGTACAAAAGTACGTATGCTGACATGTCTCTCGACTTGCGAAGCACCATGACATCGTCATGCTCACCCCACTTGCGTGAGTAGTAGTTCTCGCCATTTGGTCGAGTGTAACTCTTCTCGCCTACAAGCGCGTCTGCAGATATCATTGGAACTTTCTTCTTCGGAGCGATAGTCTTAGCCTTGACGCGTCCTGCGTCGAGAACCATTGACTTCATCTTATCCGCGAACTCTGAGTGCAGAGTCTGCCCCGCTGCTGCAAGCAGCACTTTGTCTAGCCCCGGGTGGAGCTTGTCGTATTCTGTACTTGATAACATTTTGTGTCCTTTCGTTGTTTGTCGTTTGGTGTGTTACTTACTTATTCATTATTATTATAAAGACTCTGGAAGCTAACTCTGCTTCCAGTAATCTTCAAAACTAAGAAACTTGCGAGCTTTGTTGACTCGGCCAAGAGCCTTGTACGCGAGCTTGCCTCTGGCCGCGTCATCGACATCCTTCTGCGTGAGCTCGACGACGATTGGCTCTTTGTACAGAGCCCAGCCTCGAGTTGAAAGCTGCTGCATTGTCGAGTCTGTCAACGACGTCAGCCAAGTCGATGCCTGAACTTCAGCACTGCCGGGTCCTGGCATAACAGGGCTTGGCGTCGGGCCTGTGTAGCATCGCCACTGTCTGCGTGCTACCGCTGGCGAGATCTGTCGACGGAATACTGTAAACGGCATCATAAGCGATGAAGACGACCTAAGCGGCGGAAACATCATCATTTGATACGACGTTTTGTCGTGCCTAAATTCTAAGTAGAGCATGTGCCCTACAACTTCTGTTGAACTGTCATTCATTATTTTGTCCTTTCGTTTGGTGTGAATACATTATATAAACTCTGGAAAGCTGCCGGCTGAGGAGGGTTTCAGCCGACAGCAGTTCTGTGCTCAACTTCCGACCGGGAGTTGATTCTCTAGACAGCGTGCTCGTGCGAGCACACTGATAGAAAGACTTCGAAACCGAAGTTCACAAGGTCATGCTCTCCAGCGATGTCCTGAGTGACGACAGTCTGGTCTGACCAGGTGACGAGATGCACGTCATCTGTATCAGGCTCACAGAAGTCCCGGCCGCCGGCTGTAATGCCGAAGCCAGTCTCTTCACTCCACGAGTCTCCCACAATTGAGGAGATTGCGATGCGAGTCGCGTATGCTGAATCGCTCCAGCGTGGACGAGCTTTCTCGATTGCCGTGGCAATCAAGCTCAGTCTGTCGCTGCCACCCCAGTGACTGTATAGCCACACGGGAGGAGTATCTTTAGTGTCGCGGAATCCCACGACGAATCTGTCACCCATTGCTTTGTCCTTTCGTCATTGCCAAGCGTTATTGCTTGACGAATACATTATAACAACTCTGGAATTACAGGCCTAGGCTGTCTTACCGCGTCCTCACGCATTGGCAAGACAGTCTAGGCCAGACCGAACGTCAGCCTGCATTACTATGCACGGCATCAGTCTGGGCTCTTACTTGGCGTCGAGGACCGTGTAAGACGACTGAACTAGCGTAGCGTCGTGCGCTTCAGGGAACGCAGTCTTGAGCGCTTCACGATCAATCTTGCTCATGTTGCGATGTTGAATTCGCACACGAACAGTTCCATTGATTGTGCCACTCTTCGCGTCACCAAGCATTGCACGAAGCTTTTGCTCCGCTTCTGCTTTCTTCGCTTCAAACGCCTTGATTGCTGCTTTCGCAGAGTTGAACTCTGCAATCGCAATCTCAGTTGCAAGTTCATCGAGAATTGCAACCTGCTCTGCTACTTCGACTGTTGAGGTCGTGATTACTGTTGATGTTGTCATTATTGTCCTTTCGTTGTGTGTATAGTCATTATATAAACTCTGGAAACGAGAATCAAAGACGCTCGTTCCCAGAGTTGAATTCATTGTATATCAGGGGTGTTACAGGGTTGCTGACGCCAGCACTCTTGCTGGCTTCGAGTCATCAACATGACTTGCGCCATGGAGCTTGACCCAAGCGTCCCAGTAGCACGTTGACGAGCCATCGTCGAACGTCACCTGCTGACTCTTCAGGATGAAACCTGGAGAGCAGTTGCATGTGCAACCGGCGTGCTGCGACCAGCTCAATTTGCTGATGTCAAGCACTCCTGCAAGTCCGCTCGAGTGAATCATCGACTTGTAGACATTGTACGGGCGACGCTTGCGATTCGCAAGGTTGCTCATAAGTGTCTCATCTTCGATGCTTACGTACATCCGAGGAGCTGCTGTCAGCTCTCGGCTGCTTGTGTATCTACGTTCAGTGAACGTAATTGACCCTCCAGTGAATTCCACTGTACGTCGTCGTTGCGTATTCATTGTCTTGTCCTTTCGTTTGGTGTAAATACATTATATAAACTCCGGAAAGTTCGGAAGGCCGCTCAAGACGCCACATTCGTTGAACTCAGTTCTGCCTGTTTAACGGAGTGTCAGCTCCGCACCTTCCTGGCTATCAGCCAATTCTTCTAAACGTTGTTGATTGGCTCAAACCCAAGGTCTAGCGCGGCGCGGCGCGCTTCCTTAGCAGTCTTGAACCCACTGAACGTCGGGCCGACCACCTCGGTGTTGTGGCCGTCGTACGTGCGGTGTATGCCAAAGTACCGACCATTCGGCCCTTTGTATACGACCATCGGCCGTAGAGGCTTAGCTTTCGTTTTCATTCTTTGCGTCCTTTCGTTGAAGTTGATAGTGATATTGTAACAACTCTGGATTAGCTCTCGCCAAGTGGATCGATTACTCGGCGAAGAGCTGTGTCAATATGAGCGTCTGCATAGCTCTTCTCAAAGCGGAAGCCATCATCGCAAGCTCGGTGATACACGAACCAGCGATAGAAGACCTCGATGTCTTTTACAACTGGTATGCGTCCGGCTGCGAACTCTGTTCTAAACCGATCACGCAGCACCGGCGTGTCTATTCCGCTAACTACGTGCTCCAGCTCTGCAAGTTCGACTGATGATACTTTCATTGTTGTCCTTTCGTTTGGTGTAGAGTCATTATATAAACTCTGGAAACCTAAGAATGAGGACTCATGACTGGGAATGCGCACTCAACACAAACAACCCATGATACTTCTAATTGATCGCATACTACAACAGCTGGAAAGAATTCGTCGTCTGTCGGGCCAACAACCATTCCGCAGTTGCAGCACTCGCTTGACTCGTAAAAAAAGTCGTAAGCGCCGACTTCAGCTGCGATCATTGCCTCAATTGGTGTCTCGACTAAGAGAAGGTTATAGCCCAACACGATACAACTGGCTCACGTTCATGAGCCAACTGTATCAAATCAGAAGCCTAAGCTAGGCGTTTAATTTTTGCCAGACGGTCTTCAAGTTCGGCTACCCGGGCCTGAAGTTTCGCTGTTCGCTCGCTCACAAGAAGATCGATGAGCTGATCTGCAGTGTGCTTTTTGGCAGCGGTCTTGCCTTTTCGAGTGCTAGCAGGCCGACGTCCAGTTTTAAGGACGACGCCCGGTACAGCTTCAGCGACGGTGCGTGGAGGCACAACGTTGCCTTTAGCCCAGTACAGCGACGCTTGATAGCCTTTAGGCGCTTTCATTGATGAGCGAATGAGACGTTCATCCATGGTCTCGGTACGCTTGCTTACCAGGCCGGCGGCTTCCAAACGAATCAACGCGTTTCTCACTGACACCGGATCGGCTTTTCGTCCGGTCATCTGGCTAATTGCTTGCTGAAGCTCAAGAACGCTGAGTGGTTGAGTAGATTCAAGCAACGTAAGTTGAACGTTGTCTTTCAGTGTTTGGAACATCATTATTTTTTCTTCTATTACTTGATTGTACTTGCGCATCGTTTTCTCCTGTGTCTGTTGTATGTTCATTAATAATTATATATTATCATCTCTGGAAACCCAGTTGCCTTCGGTATCGCCAAAGAGTAGCTGATCGTCTCCAGTTCTAGTCCAAGAAAACTCGCAGCACGAGTGTTCGTCTTCGTCTTCAAAAAGAGTGTGATACGGGGCACCGGCTCGAAAAATGTTTGGAAGAGCGCGAGCAACCTTTAGAAAGCAGTCGTGACAGAGCACTGTCATTTCTCGTTCTGGTTCTTCAAACATAAAATCGACGAACATGCCATAGCCGCCAAGTAAGTCAAGGACCATGCCATTTATAACTTGCGGATACTCTTCACGAGGCTCGTAGTCGATATCTACGTCTTCCACGTATTTTGGATTTTGAACGTGAGTATCCTGATTACACTCGTCGCAACGAGTCTTTGGGTAGCTGTCTCTTATCATTACCAGAATTATATAAACTCTGGATTATTCAATGGTGATCTGAAAAAGTCCAGTCTCTCGTCCAAGTCGCTCGAGTGAATTAAGCTCGGGTCCAGCTTCAGAGTCGTCTCCAACAAATCCAATTGAGCGCATCCAACGAGCTAAAGCTCTCTTCGTCTTCTCGTCGAAGATTCCTGGAATGTATCCTTCAAGGTTACACTTCAAGGCCAACGCTCGTTGCAAAGCCTCAGTGTCTAGGTTAGGCTTACTGCTTGGCCGAATCGCGCGAATTGATATTTTGGCAGCGGTCTCGGGTAATTCGCCTATGGCAGGCCGATGTTTGAACTCAGGCCTGACGAACGCGAGAACGTCGTTTCTTTCGCGGGCCCTAATAAACACACCGTCTCGGTCCTTTGACGCCTTAGGCAGGCCTGAATTTATTTGAGCCTCGATCGCCGTGAATATTCCCGCTGACCGATACCGATGAGTCTCGAGTACGATCCCAACGTGCGGCATTCCAAAAATGGCAGCGGTCGGCCATGCGTAGAAAACAATGTCCCCGGGCCGGGGTCTCTCTGTCAACCGTCTAGCTCTTATAAACTCGCTCAGGCCGGCAGCGGTCTGCACACAGGAAGGCATAGCCAGGCCGGCGTCTCGAGCGACACAGTCGATGAACGCTCCTGACCACGGCAAAGCATGGCCGGCGTAGCCGACCCGTTGCGCGAATGGACTTAAGACTCCGGTGCGAACTCGAGTGCCAAGATGAGATTGTGCCTCGAGAAGAAATGTGTCCCGTAGGTTACTACGAAGCGATTTGCGCGCCATAGAGCTCGATGATTCCGTCAAGAAGATGAATCGCTTCGTTCAGCCGCGTGGTCATCCGAATGTGTTCCTCTCGAGTCTTTGATTTCTCGATGTCGGCTTCCAGCTGGGTGATGTGCTCTTGAGCGTGCGAGGTCAGTATCTCCAGTGTCATGATTCAGCCTCTGTTCGTTCTTCTGTGCTCGTGCTCGATAGTTCTCTAGGTTCGTTATTTTCGCCGTCACTATTGTCTCTTTCGATCGATGACTCTGATTCACTAACTCCAGCGTCGACTAGTCGAGACGCGACCTCGATCGCGCTTCTCGATAAACGAGCTAGACGATCTGCTACTATATCAGCTGCACTGCGCGAATCGGTGACATTCAAATTGGCGTCGACTTCAACTCCTCCACGAACTCCAGCTCGATCAAGAATCTCGGTTGAGGCCTTCAACTTCACCGGCTCGCTAAGAGCGTTCTCCATAAGATCTTCGAGAACGTCAACAGCGTACGGCGCTGCCTGTACTAGCTTTGCTCGAGCGCGCTCTATATTTTCACCGGGCTTACGCTGAACTGAGCCCAGATGAATACGACAGTAGCCGTCGTCCTTCGCGCGGCCAGACGCCCAGAGCATACAGCGAATGCCGTCTTCCTTGACATGACGACAACGCGTTGGCATCGCCGCTGGTTTTCTTCTGCTACCTGCAGGAAGGCCACCTTCGTTCTGTTCTTTTATCCAGTTGCGAGTAGCGCCGATTACCCAAGGTGGAACGAGATAGTCAGCCGCAGATTCCGCGAGTAGATCGAGGCCGGTAATGTAATCAGAGTTGACTCGGTCTGGGTCAACTAGAATTGGTTTCTTCTCTGTGAGCGAGAGCATTCTTCTGGCCTTGGCCATCTCGTCGCTGCGAGCTTGAATAAGACCGGTCGGCACTCCGTTAGAAGCATAGACCGGATCCCAGCCCATCTTGTGTCGACGAAGAATCGCGCGGTTCTCGTAGTTGTCGTGACAGATGCCGCGCTCTACTTCCTCGATGCCAAGTGCTTCGAGTTGCGGGCGGATATTTATCGGAGAGTCAACCTGAAGCTCTGGACGCTCAGGCTCTAAAGACAGTGGCTCGAGTTCGCTCATGTGAATGTACTACGTTTTAGATGTGAAGTGAAGAGCCCGGGCGGGGAGAGAGCGGTACCCGGGCTCTTCGTCTTGTGCAGAATTACTTCGCGCCGAACAAACGAGCAAAGAAGCCAGGCTTCTTTTTCGCTGAAACTGGAGCTGAAGGTGGAGTTAGCACTGGAGCTGGAGTTGGAGTTGAAGCTACAACTGGAGCATCTGTGCGGAGTTCTGCTTTCTTCTTTGGAGCTGCAGCTTTCTTCGGAGCTGGAGCTTTTTTCTTTGCTGTTGTCATGGAGGTGATTTTTCCTTGTTTGGTTGTGATTACTTTGACCCGCGGCCAAAGGCTTTGTCTTTTGGATTTAGGTAGCGTGCTGCTGAAGGAACTACTGCAGCAACTCCCGCTGCCCAGAGTGCCGACGGATCCGTGTTACCTGAGAGGTACACTGCGATCGCCGCAGAGATGAACGAACGAACGTAAGAGGCGACAAGCTTCTTATTCGCTTCACTCAAGAATGCTTCCATATTTTCATTTCTCCTTAGTGAGCCTTCGGATGAGAGCTCAGGGTAAGTATACAACAGAGAAGAGGATGCGAGAGTTTTTTGAGTGAGAGAGGAGATTGGACCTGCCTCTCGGATGTCTTTTAGAAACAGGGTTTTGACGGTTGAAAAGTCTGCTCAAGAAAATGCTTCTGAGAATGGCTTAGCGGATGGAGCCCTCGGTCAGGATTGAACTGACGACCTACCGCTTACAAGGCGGTTGCTCTACCACTGAGCTACAAGGGCGTGTGTTTTTTGTGCGCAGTCTTGGACTCGAACCAAGAAACCTACCGCCCAACCATGGGGTCATGGACGCGGTTGCTCTACCGTTAATGCTACTGCGCGGTTATTATCTTAGCGGAGATTCTCCTCTGACGATGTCCAAGGCTCTTCTCAATCCGAGACTATAGAGTGTCTTGTCGTCGTCCGACATTTTCTCTTCCCAGTCTTTTATTAGTTCCGTTAGTTGATCCTCAATTGATTTCATAAACGCGTCAACTGGAGTCACGACAGCTTCTGCGATCTGCTCAACGGAGGGCTTCTCGTTGTTCACCATCGCGACTGTTATATCTTTAATTATCGTAGAAATGAGCTCTTGTTTCTTCATACTTCGTAAACCGTCTCCTTGTGATGTCTAACCTTTATCGTCGGATCTATCCAGATTTTATATCCTGACTGCTGAGCTTTGGCGCACCATGAGTAGTCTTCTCCAACGTTCACCCTCATCTCAGATTCAGAGCTCCACTGCAGTCTTGCGATGAGAAACCAAGGTCTTGGCATATTTTCAAAGACTCCAGATTTCACCGCAAGAAACCCAAAGCCGACGCCACCAACTT